AGCTCGTAAGAGCTGGGCCCCGCGCACATCGCTGTGCGGGTCTCGCTGCGCCTGGACCGCCGGTTCAGAAATGAACAGGAGTATCCATGTGCGAAGTGTCGTAGCAGATATAAAAAGCATCCACTACATGGAGGCCACAAAAGGCCCGAATGGTGAGGACTGGGGTACGTACCAAGGTGATGACTCCTACGTTCCAAATTCATGGACGAGGAGCGACATTGTCAAGGTGCCGTACGTCGATAGCTTTCGTGCTCCGACCCCATACCGTAGTGAGAAAGTCGTTCGCAAGCCTTTGAAGCTCAGTGCTTCTAGGCCCGCATTCGACGGTGCCCGCTACGTATGGGAGGATGAAGTCGATTCTCGTTTCTGGGGTCTCCCCCAGGTACCTGGATCCGACCCGTCCCTTCAAAGCGCGTTAGTCATGAGAGCCTTGGCTTCGGTCAAGGATGAAAAGATTAACGTCGCAGTGGCGCTTGCTGAGATGGGCGACACGATCAAGATGATCGCGAAGCATGCTATCAAGATACGCCAAGCTTTCACCGCTGCTAAGCGGGGGAACTGGAAGCGTGCCTATGATATTCTCGGCATCGGTCGTAGTTACAAGCAGGGCAGACGCGATTTAGCATCTGGCTGGCTTGAGATTATCTACGGTTGGCTCCCTACCCTGGGAGACATTTATGGTGCAGTCAACGAGTTGAACCGTAAGGTCCAGCAAGAAGGCTATACCATCGTGGGCAGGGCTCGTAGCGTTTACGATGTCTCTGCGACTGCAGTGGTGCCCCAGTTTTACCGTTGGGGATTCTGCTCGGCACGGATAACCACTAACGTGGCCACATCCGTTACCCAGAAGGTCTCCCTATGGTACAGACTGGATATGCCCGGATTACAACGGGCGGCCGCCATTGGCGTTCTCAATCCCTTCACAATCGCCTGGGAGCTGACTCCGTTTAGCTTTATGGCCGATTGGTTCCTCTCAATTGGTGACTGGCTTGCGTCGATCGACGCATCTGTAGGCCTGTCATACATGGGTGGGACCCACACCTGGCGCGCTTTCCAAGAAACATCTGGTCAGCAATGCGTCGAGTGGAATGGTGGAGAAATGAAGTACACCGAGGGGTTCTTCTCTCTCGACACAATGGTTCGGACGGTCATCTCTGACTCGCCCGACGACGCGTTGGTTTTTTCCAACCCATTGTCTACGTCACATGCGATCACCGCTGTGGCACTCACTATAACCACGTTGAAAACGAGGTAGGCTTATGCCTGCAAACGGTAATATTGTCATCGCTGATGGCGCTTCCACCCCCGTAAACCACACCTTTGTGCCTGCTGGCCTCATCGGACCTCTCGGTCTGGCGAGTTTCAGCGAACGCACTGATGGTGTATTCGTGGGTGAACCGAAACTGGATATCACTATCCGGCCGGTAACCAAGGGACAGCCGACTCGCAAGGCCGTTGTGTTGCTCACGCAACCCAAACGCACGACCGACGAAGCGGGCGACGTAACCGTCGCTTATGAGAACCTGGGTAAGCTTGAGTTTACCTACAGCGCGAAAAGCACCACTGCAGAGCGGAAGAACCTTCGGGTCCTTCTTGCAAACGCAGCGTTGCACGCGTTGGTGGCTCAGGCCATCGACAACAATGAAACCTTCTGGTAAGTTCGTCCAGTCGGTTTCTCACAAGTCGATCTCACTCTACAGAGGAATCTGCAGATGGTTAGTGCAGCAAGTACTAACGGCGGTAGGGCGGTCAGCGACAAGTCGCGCGCTCGTAAGGCCGAAAGGTCTAACGCTAAGTTCTCTCTTCGTACCTCCTTATTGCTATCTGGGGCGTCCGGCATTTGCCGTGCTTTGGTTAGTAAAGGCTCTCCTATCGGGTCGCAGCTTCTTGCTGCTATCCGATCGGAGGATTGGTTGGCGACAACTAGTCTTAAGGTCAATCCAGACGATTATAGTGATCCTGAGCTTTTCGCTCGCGATTACCTTGCCGCTGGATTGCTCCGAAAGTCAGAGCATCTGCCGATCGCTTGCGATCGCGTAGCTGCCGCCATGTCCACGTGGCATGGTGCAGAGGAGACCTGTCGATGGCTCAACCGTAATGGTGGAGTCGATCCATTCGAACCTAACTGGTCTACGGAATTTCCGTTGGATCCAGCCCTGGAAGCTGTGATTTTCACAGCTAGGGAAAAGATTAGGTCCGCTCTGGGTCGGTTTGACTGGGACGAGGCTCACGCCGCGTTTGGTTTCAGCTCGGGTGCTTCAACGCGCCTCAAGCGTAGAAACGGTCATCCCTTCTACAAGTATACGGGTAAACCCGATGTTACGAGAAAAGCTGCTATCGCTGCGCTCTGCAGTATATGGTCGGTGCCTTTGTGGCGTCGCCAAATGCAAGAGCGTTACGGTGATGACCCGGTGAACTGGGTGAACATCGTGGACGGCAGCAAAGTCACCACAGTCAGGAAGACTGCATTAGTCGACCGCGTTATTGCTATCGAGCCAGACATGAACATGTTCATGCAACGTGGCATCGGGGCGGTGATTCGGCGACGTCTGGGGCGTGTCGGTATTGATCTTAACGATCAGACACGTAACCAGCTTCTCGCTAAGGTGGGAAGCTCTACCGGTAGTCTCGCGACTATCGATCTCCAGAGTGCGAGTGATAGTATCTCACTAGAACTCGTTCGTGCCTTACTTCCACCTGAGTGGTTCGATGCAATTGAACTGCTTAGGTGCGAGGTATGTACCTTACCTTCCGGATTAAAGCACCGGCTGGAAAAGGTATCCTCCATGGGCAACGGTTTTACATTTGAGCTGGAGAGCCTGATCTTTTGGGCACTCTCAGCTGCAACTGTTGATCTCCTGGGGACTTCTGATAAGCGTATTGGCGTCTACGGGGATGACATCGTCATCCACAACTCCGCTGCCGATCACCTCATAAGGGTGCTACGCCGGTGTGGGTTCGTAACTAACTCGGACAAAACGTTCGTTGTTGGACCGTTTCGAGAGTCGTGCGGTAAGCATTACTTTCTTGGCGTCGACGTTACTCCTTTCTATGTAAAATCGCAGACTGACGATTCGCACTGCCTTTATTGGCTTGCGAACTCATTCAGAGAGTGGGTGGGTAACCGTTGTGATTCGGACTTCCAGTCCTGTTACAACCATCTCACCGATCTCGTCCGTCAACGGTGCAAGGGCCGAGTTTGTCTGGTCCCTGCAACACTCGGGAAAACTGCTGGCCTCATCGTGAACCTTGATGAGGCTACACCCCCGTGGTCCCGAACGAAACAGGCATGGAGTACCTATCGGCTAATGCCGCGGCGCTCCAAGCATGATCCGTCCGGTGTACCTGCGCTCCTTGCTTGGCTTAGCTCTAACGAGCATGAGTCTCGCATGGTTATAGATACAGGAGATGTGAAGTACTATCGTGAAAGCTATAGTACCTCGCAGTGGTGCATTACCGATAACACGGTGATTTTCTCTCACAATACG